CCAGCCCAATCAGGGTCATAAAGGCCAGCTTCTTTTGCACCCTTTAGAGTTTGTCCATGTTTACTGGTTGCCTCTGTAATGACAGAATCAGGAACAGGATCATCTTTTCCACCAAAGAATCCCTTTACCCACCCAATAGGATCAGTCAACCACTTAGGTAGAAATGCTTTTATATCGGCTATAGTAGGAAATCCGGGGAATTCAAATTCCATTGGTTTTGATGCTTCTAAACCCAATTTGCCTTTGATCCATTGTATAGGACTTGTGATCCACTCTGGGAATATATCAGAAAATAGTTTGGCGATTGCACCACCAATACCACCTTCTGCAACAATTACGGCTTGAACTCCAGCGCCCTTATCAGTAATTTTACCTTCTGCATCTTTCAGTCCCAGTTTCTTCATTATCCAATCGACTGGAGACAATAACCACTCAGGAAAAATGGCAGAGAACAGTTTACTTATCCATCCTTCTTCTGGTTTATTAACATCTTCAACTTCAGCTACAATTTTATCACCTTCTTTAGCTAAACCAAACCAACCCAACACAGTCTTTTTCAACCAAGCCCATAGCTTACCAGGCAGAGCAACAATAAAGTCTAATACTTTATCACTACCTGAACGTGGATCTTTATCTGCCTCATCTGACGAAAATCCAAACAGACCTTTGAACCATACCCAAATAGCATCTATCATATCAAATAGTGCTGTATAAGGTAAGAATATAAGTTTTGCTACTGATTTAATACCGGCACCAAAACTGGAAAAGTCAAATAGACCTTTGAACCAGGTCCAAATACCTGTTACCATGTCAAGTAGAAAACCTGTAACTCCCTTCTTACTATCTTCACTTTCTGCTGGTTTTACGTCATCTCCACTTTTACCCCAACCGAATAGTCCTTTAAACCAGTTCCATACACCTGTAATCAATGACAATAACATTCCACCTATACCACCAGGTTTAGTAACAACTTCAGCTTCGTCTGTTTTTGTATTTTCAAACCCAAACAATCCTTTAAACCAATCCCATACACCTTTGGCCAAACTGAATAAAATATTATAAGGTAGTGTTATGAAATTTACTATGGATGCAAAGGTGCTACCTATGGTAGAGAAGTCAAATAGACTTTTAAACCAATCCCATACACCAACAGCTAAATCTTTTATAAATCCAAATACACCCTTTTTACTATCTTCACTTTCAACATCAGTTTTATTAAAAGTAAATGCCTCCTTTATCCAATTCCAAGCCTTAAGAATTGTATTATCATATAACCACTTTCCTAAACTCTTTATACCTGACCAAAGAGCATCGAGTGCTGCTTTGGGATCAGTAAAGGCTAATGCTATCCAATCTATAACTGCACTGATGGCATTTCTTATAGGAGCAATATACTTCTCTGCCATAGCAGAACCATCCAGACCAAACATATCAAATATGGCTATAAACATATTTGTGGCAGTATCCATAACAAAGGTGCCCAAATCTTCAAAGACGCCTAATACCGCAAATATCTTTTCTTTGAAACTCATTTCACTCCAACCATCAAAACGAGCTTTGATGTTAGTGAATAAGTTTGTTATAGCTTCAAACTGACGAACAACAAAATCTACCATAGCAGGCATTGCTGTACCATTTACCCAATCCCATATCTTCATGGCAACAGGAATAATAATCTCATCTGTTATTTTTTTCAATGCTGGAATTAGTTTGTCAGTAATCCATGTTTTCAAATCATCAAACATAGGACTTCTCATAAATGCTATAAGTGCAGGGATGGCCAAGAACAAGGCACCCTTTTTGAGTATGTCAAACATACCTCCACCAATAGCCTTCCCCTTCTCAGCCATTGAAGAAGCAACAGAGCCAATCCCATCTTTGATACTTCCAAAGACTGCCATAGTTTTTGCAAATCGTCTATTATCCTGATTCTCTTTTTCTTTATCACCAGCACCACCAGGAGTCAAAAAGTTTACTAATTTTGATAGGGAACTTTTATTTTGAGTTTGAAGTTTTATTTCAGCTTTAGCAATTTTAGCTTCTTCTTTGGCTATCTTTTTATTACCCTCAACAGAAAGGCCCATGGCCTCCATAGAACTTTTTAATTCTTCCAGTTGTTGTTTTCTTTCTGCTAACGCACTTTCATCTCTTTTTTGCTGAGCTAACTGAGTTATATTGAGTCCGCTGACCTTCATCAGCAATTCTCTATGGTGCAGTTTATCTTCTCTTGCCTTATCCCGAGCTCGTTTTTCTTGAGCCTTGGCATCCTTCTCAGCTTGTTTCTTTGCAGCCTCTGCAGCAGCTGCTGCCTGATCGGCAGCAATCTTTGCAATCATTTCAGCGCCAGCACTTTTTTTCTCAGCCATTTACTTTTTACTCGCTGCGGGTTTATGTCCACTGCCTACATACAGACCAAACCATGCGGCACCGGCACCTACGATAGTAGATATAAACGCTGCCTGTGCGTTGGTTGGATCCGGTAGTTGCATGAACCATTGTGTTGACATCCAAAATATATAACCATAGGCAACCATCAACAGTCGGGGGATCAATCGTAATGTATCCATAAATCCAGCGGTTTGATTATACCAAGTTTTACTTTGGTCAAATCCCTGGATAGTTAAGAAGTCTGATTTATCGACCTCATATGTTTTTTCTGTTACTAATACCTGTTTATCGCTCATTTTGATCTTTGTTGCCGTTCGTTTTCTTCTTCAATATACTGATTCAATAATGTAAGATAAATCTCTCTTTCCCAAGGCATCATATTTTCTAAATCATAATGTGAATAGTTGTGATGTTGCATCAACGCAAAATTAGTTTTCATATGATTGACTAAATTTTCATGGGAAAGAGCTACTCGAAAAAACTTTGCATACCCTCCAAGGTTATTTTATTTTGTTTTTTAGTATTAGGATTCTTGAATTTCACTTCGTGCTTTACTCTAGGCATTGTCTGAAAAAAATCTTGGATCGAAGCAAAGTGCTTTGATGTTAGACTTTCCATAAACTCATTGAGTTCTTTTCTAGTAAAATCTGCCCGTTCGTGTATTGTGTCTCCTTCTACAATCTTATCTATACATCCTGCCATTATATCAAATACTGCTTCGGTTTGATTATCACCACCCATAGCAAATACTTCATACTGTGGATATCTCATTATCAAAGTTATCTCATCCGTCAATTCTATTTCGTTAGTATGTTTCTTATCATACTGAACCTCTACCTCGTCAAGATTGATAGATACATCTGCATAAGTTTCTCCATCATCCTCGCAAAGTAATTTTAAGTTTACTACCTCTCCTACCGACTTGGATCGTATTCGTAAAAATATATACTCAATATCGAATAGAGCCAACTCCTCTATATTTACACTTTCAAAACAACAATTATGTATGATCTGCTTTACAGCATTCATCATATCTTTTTCTTCACCGGTTTCGTTAGCCAGTAATAGTAATTTCTCCTCCTTTACTAGAAAGGGTCTGTATTTTATTTCTTCCTTTGTTGAAGGAATTGTCAATTCAAACGTCGGTGACGCAATTTTAGGTAAAGCCATAATATCTCCTCAATGTCTATTGTACTCTCCAATGGTGGTATTCTAGTTCCACCGAAACTCTTAAAAATTCTCCTGGTGTTTGATTCAAGTCTACTTGATTAACTGTTTTGGGAAAGGCATCAAATACTTTTACACGGTATCCCTTTCCATCTTTATTATATTGTGTAATCATTATGTCTGCAACATAATCATCATAATACTTCATCTTGAAATCATTTGAAAATATTTCTCTTTGCCAATCTTCAAAAAAAGTCTTTTCAGCTAAATCTTGACTAGCAAGAAATACACAATTTATCGAACCATAGTTTACACCAAAAGCATGATCCCGTATAGGTCCTATTCGTATATTATCACCAGACGTTTCTATATTCTGTCCAGGTATAATTACACTCTCACAACGTACAGATACTTCTCTGGTATCTCCTCCGGCATATTGAACAGGAGGATTCAAAAAGATAACATCCCATTCATAGTTTCTTGCAAAGTCCGCTTCAGATACTACCTGTGATCTAAAGTATTGTAATGTTGCCATTGGCATTAGATATTACTCCTCGACTCTCTCCAAACAACATTATCTCTAAACGGTGATCGTTGTTTCTTAAATCTATGTACCGGCATATAAACTGCTATGTTCATTGCCTCATCTCTTATAGGAACAAATCGACTCTTTACTGCCTCTGCCCTATACTTTTTTACACAGGGCTTTATAAAACGCCAACGGGATACTCTATTCCATCCCATCCGTCTACCCTCTTGAGTAAGTGGAGAAAACTTCTCCCACAGTTTCAATCTCAAGGGGACAGGTAGATAATGAAAATTGATTCCCAGAAATCCATCTGTATATTTTTTTATAGGTATAACCAAAGGAAACACATCATAATATGGTAGTGTTTCTTCTGCTAAAGGACGATAATAAAATAAATTCATAATGCCATATGCAGGTCTTGCCTGTCTATCATCATGCCTTCTGAGATTACTAATCATATTAGATTCTGTTATACGAGGCACCAAGTCCTCAACTGTTTTACGATACCATCTTTGTGATAAGTCTCGTCCACCAACTGTGGTAGTAATCTCTTTAATATAATCGTCTAATGTTTTAGCCATTGTGAACTATTTATATAAAAAAAGGACCCTTTTTACAGGGTCCTTTGAAGTGATGATGTATAATCTAATTATTCATCAGCCAATTTACTAAAATAGGAAATTGTATCCTCATCAGCTTCAGCACTAACTGGTTCTACCCAATCATCTTGCTTTTCCTGTTTAGGAGTCTGTACAAAATCCTGTACTGTAGAATTGCCTACGCCACTACCTGTCAAAACCCTATTGAGTTTTTCCTTGAGTTCATCATAACTTTTGAACTGTTCGGGCGTAACAAATGCTTCAAGGCTATGTTCCTTTTCATAAACCTCTTTGAGTTCTTCCTCTGAATCCAAAAGAGCTCCCTTTGTAGCAAACTCTGATTTATCATAGTTCCAGTATCCATCTACCTTACGAATCTTCAATTTGAAGTTAGCACCCTGCCAAAGATCAAAAGGATTCATGGGGGTTTCATCTTCAAAATCTGGATTCATAGCTTCAGTGATCTTATCAAAAATCTTTTTACCGAATTTGAATAACATCACCTTCCCTTCATTCTCAGGATGCTTGGGATCACTTACAACGTAAATGTTGCTGTAATACTTTAGAACACGTTTCTGCTTACGAGCCGTGTCCTTGTCAGCCTCATTACCACTATTCCAAAGTTCAGTATTATATTCAGATACCGGATCTTTTTTATTGATAGTGGTCAAAGAGTTTTCAATATACCAGCCACCAGGACCTTTGAACGCATGGGACCAAAGACGTACCCAGGGTAGTTCCTCGTTTACTGGTTGGGGAAGAAATCGAATAACGGCATAACCGTTACCAGACTTATCAAGTTCAGGCTTCCAAAATCGGTCGTCCTGAAAAGATGATGTGCTTACAGAAGTGTTTAGTTTTTCAAGTTCCGTCTGTAACTTGTCGAATGACCCAGAACTTTTCTTTAGAGCAGCAAAACTCATATCTCATTACCTCATATTTATATTGTGTGTATTTGTATTGTTTATATTAAACTTATTCACTAACATCTCATAATATTATTTATAAAGAGTGGAAGGGGGTTGCCCCCCAACCACCGATTACTAAAGGCTATCAGTCTCTTTTTGTAAAGATCCAATAAATAACGCCTAAAGCGACTAAACCAACTAGTCCCTGACTGCCCAGTGTTGCCACCAGTCCTGTAATGTTTCCAATAACATCGACAGGCAGAAAGATCAAGTCTGACCCAAATAGCACCTGTAGTACTACTGCAAGGGCGATAAGACTTACTGCAACTTCAGAAATCTTATTGATCCATCCCTTTACGCTTGTGATAATATCAGCCATTTAGTTTTCTCCTTTTTTAAAAAGTATTTTTAATTATATAACAATTCAACGCAAAAGTCAAGTACTTTTTTTGTTATACCATTTTCAACACTATTATAAAAGAATTCACAAAGAGATATTAACTTGTATCTCAACAAGTAATATAGTATTTATGTTATTTGCGAATTCCACCTCTTGATTAAATGTCCCTCAATGCTTCCCAAGAGACTGGAAACGCTAGTTCAGCAAATCTATCAATTCGCCAAGCAATATCTCTTGTCTCTTCCTGTGCATCCTCCTTACAACGCAAATTACATACTCTTGCAA